TTTAGTTTTATGTTCAATCCGTCTGCGCCTTTTGTAAAGCGCGGAAATATCAATGTTTAGCATCCTGCTTGCTTTGTCCATTGAGCCGCTACTTTGAATAGCTTGAATGACTTGATCGTCAGAAAAATTAGTGACAGCCATTACAGTTTCTTTCGCCAATAAAGGGTGTTTTTGCAACCCCAAGGTTTAGAAGGTTCAAACATTTTGAAACCGCAAGCTATCAAACTATTGGCAGAAGCAGGATTGAATCTTGTGTCAGAAACTAACCATTTCCACCCAATAGCTTTCGCTTGTCTAATTCGGACACGAATAAACTTTTTCTGTAGTCCTTGTCCACGATGAGAAGGAATAACACCAGCACGACAAAGATACCCACAATCAGTCCACCGCACAGAGCGAACAAGACCCGCGAAACCAATATCCACGCCATTTTTAGTAGCAATCCACCAAGTCCCAAAATTTGTGTCATCTGGCTTGTCATACGGCAAACAGATATTTTGTAGTGCAGAAAGTCTGTCTTGTACTGAATCTTTGCGGGTGTCTGCGCGAATAATCATTAGCGCATTGAAATACTATAATATGAAACGTCTATGACAATTTAAGATTTAAACAATGCCGCCTCATCTTTTCGTCTATTTTCCAAGCCTCTTAAAACCTTGCCACCAGCCTTGCAATACTGCAACAAAGATTCTATTGCCGCATCTTTATTGCCACGAATAACCTTTTGACGGAAGGTGCTGCGCTGTAATGTTCCCAGACCAACATTGAAGCTAAAGCTGACGCAAGCATCAAATTCACCTTGGGTAAGGGCAACTGGAATAAGTTGAATAACCCCACTCTCAAACCTTGCAAGATCGTTTCTGAGAATTCCATCCACTTCTTCCTTTGTCCATATACGATTATCTTCAGGGCGTAAAAGAAACTCATCACGATTTTCGATCTTGAGTTTTCCTTGTTCTGGGTACAAAACATGGCCCACGCCCACAGTCCAGAGTTTTGCTGGGCAACGATATGGTTTAAACCGCACACCTTCATGGTGCTTAATCATCTCCACAGCTTGGGCACTGATGTTCATTTTTTGAACGCCTGTCCACCAAACCAGAACGACACAATACAAGCCCAGATGATTTGTGTGTCTTGATCCCACAGTTGGTTTAAAGCAACATCAAATGCTACATCTGTATGCCAAGCGTAGTAAAAGCCAAAGACCTCGACAAACATGAACATCAGAAACATCCCGTAAGTAATGACTGAACGGGTTGCGGCCCTCATATTGATGACCCAAGTACTTGCACCTTCACCAAGGGCTATATCGTGGGCATACAGGGCTTGACGCTCTTGCATGGCAGTCTGGTTATTAGTGACTTCTGCATTTATCTGAATCTGCTCAGTCTGTATATGCTCAATGCGCTCTTGAGCTTCCAAGCCAGCCTTTTTAAGCGTCAGTTCCCTTTCAGTTTGCATTGCAGCCAAAGCAAGTTCATGCTTTTTGTCGGCCCTGTCTTGGAAAAACTCAAGGATTTTGGGGAGGCCGCCCATCAGGAAGCTGACCAGGGATGAGAACAGAGTTATCATTTTTTAACCTTTCAAGTTGTTGACGCTCATACTCCAACTGTTGGCGCAGTCGCTCCATGCGCTCAATCTGCATTTTGCTCTCTCTTTGTACTGCCAATGTGTCATAGTAAATACTTCCCAACAGCGGAAGAAGTAGGACAAAGACCAGCACCATAGCAACTAATGCGACTAGAAACCCCATCGTACCTTTCGATCCATTATTAGAAGGCTGAAGAACAGGATAAGGTAAAGAACGAACACCAGACAAGCCACTCCGTAAATTGCCTTGTCTTGGATTGCCTCGACCACCCTTCTGCGTTGCCATTCAACCTCTCGCTGTTTCTTTTCTTGGGCCAACCTTGCTTCTTCTTGTTCTTCAATGATCTGAACCCGCATCGCATTGACCCGTGTATACAAGTTCCCCAACTCTGGGGGAGATTGGTACACCATAATCTCACGAATCTCTTTGGCTAACTTCTCAAACTGGGTCTTGGCAAGTTCCCTGTTTAGCGCCGACTCCATGATGTTTTGACTTGGGTCATAAACAGTTTTAGACTTCTCTTCTTCTTCTCGAATGTGGTCTGCAAGCTGTTGCTGAACCCTGAAGAACTGCGACAGATTCGCCGCCAAGTCAGCCACAACTCTACCTTCATCCCAAACTTCGGCCTCTGCTTTTTTTGCTTTGGCTGCAACTGGAGTTGCGGTGGGTTGGGGCTTTTTCTTCTTGAAGAACCCAAAGAAGCCACCCACTTCTTCAGCAATAGCCGTGACCTCTTTAACAGTCTTCTGGGCTGCGGCAACAGTTCCCTTGACCTCTTTATAGAGTTCACAGCCCTTGCGAATAGCTGCGACACAGCCATTTGCCATTGCCAGAAGGGTGAGAGGATCAATGTCTTGCCCCTTACATGGTTGGCTGAAGTTGTGGGTTTATTCCACTCATAGGACTCATTGACGGCGCAACATCTTCAGGGCCAAGTCCAATTTTTTCTGGAGTCGCTCTTTCTTGCAGTTCTGGTGGCATGACAAATTCCTCTTCTTGCATCCCAGGTTCTGTGGTTCCACCCAATTCTGGTGGCATAACCCACTGAGGCTCCATCTCAGTCACTTGATCTGACAATGTTGCTCCAGTAACCAAAGGTCTGAAATCATCCAATGTTTTTCCAGAAAGCATGATTGCTCTACCAGCTTTTGAATCAAAAGCATTCCTAGAAATAGCCTCCATGATTCTGTTTACAGGAGTTGCCATAACAGCAGCCCCAACTGGGCCACCAACAGCCGATCCAGCCGCAAGTCTCAGCATTTGAGTTCCCGCTTCATCAGCGCCCATATTCCCAGCGTTTCTTGTGAGCGATTGAGAAAGAAAACTATATTTATTAAGAAGCGTGTCTAGGTTATCCTCAACAAATGGTTGAAGATTCTGCTTTCTTGCCTGTAAAAACGATGAAAACTTGATTGGGTTGAATACGCCTTGAGCATCAGTCGCCTCTTTTCTAGCAACATCAAATGTGTATGCAGCTACATCTTCTTTAATATCTATAGGCAAAACCTTGGCAATCATCATTGACGCTCTTTTTGCACCTTCTTGACCAGTTGATTCAGAGGAAACAATTTTCCCAGCAAGTTTTGAAATGTCAGTCTTTAACTCACCAGAATTTGGATCACGAATCATTGTGATTGCAAGGTCAGCATCCCGCAGAGGAACAACATTTCCTTTCCAGTAGTTTCTGGCAGCACCCCAAGCATTTGCAATTTCTTCATTTTTAGATGCCGCAGTGCCCCAGTTATCAATGTCTTTATCCAAAGCCTCAATAATGTTGCTCAACCTTACAGACTCAACTGGGCCAAAAACATTGCGTTGTTTTGCAGATTGCAAAGCATCAACCAAACCTTCCCTGGCTTGTCGTATGTCCTTGAATGTAAATTCAACTGGGCCTTTTATTTCAGGAATCATTGGGCGACCAAACTCATCCACAATTGCGCCTTGAGCCTGTTTTACTTCTTCTTTGCCAAGTCTGCCAGCCATTGCCTCAAATTTTGATGCAAGAGCAGGTCTTTCAAGTGCTTTAAACAAGTCTCCATACTCATCTAAAACTTGATTAACTGCGGCTTTGGTTTCTGTTGGATTTATCTTTGTCAAACCAGTTGACTCAGAAAGAGCATCTAGTTTTTTATAAAGTTTGTTTCCTTCTGAGGTTGCATTTTTATAGTTGGTCTGCACTGCGGTGGCAACATTTTTACCCGCTTCTCCAGAATAAGCTCTGCCACCAGTGTATTTTTGCTCAACTTTTGCCGCTGCATCACTAAGTTCGCTGATGTTGGTTTTTAATCTATCGACAACACCACCGCCTCTAGCCCGATTGGTTGCTTCAGCAGCCCGTGTTATTTCTCTGCCAGTAAAATCACCAAGCAATTGAGGACTAACCCCAAGTGAAGCTGACGCATCTTTTACGGATTGAATGTTGGCTTTGAAATCAAAGTTTGTTACTTTTTCAAGGGGTCTGCTTATAGCGCCAAGAACTGCTGTTGCGCCACCAGAAATAGCAGCGGCAGTACCAGCTTGTTCAGCCCTGCTTTGTCCTTCAGAAACAGGCTTTGTAATGCCATCCCAAAGTCCACCAAACAATCCCTGCTTGAAGATTTGAGCAACCTTACCACCAGCACCAAACCAACCCATTGTGGACATTGGAGCCGCAACCATCAATTCACCAACTATTTCACCAGCAGCACCCAAAACTCTGTTGTCGTATGGCAACCGATCTGATTGTTTTGCAAGTTGAGCGTTAAATTTATCAAGTGTTTGTTGCTTAGTTAATCCAATGGTTGTGCCAAGTTCCAAAACAGACTGCATGATGCCTTCTGCAATTTCATTGGCCTTGTTTACCTTGCCTTTTTGAAAGTCAGTAAGGTACTTTTCCTGCAACTTACTTGCATCTGTTTTGTTTTCCCACGAATCAAATAAGCCCATGATGATTTCCTTGATTAGAGTTTTCCAGCTCTTTTAAGAGCAGCAATTGCTTGTTCCCGACTTGCCTTGGGATTTGCTCTCATAAAGAGTTGAATTTTTTGGTCATCTGTATATTGTGGTTGTGGCTGTTGTGGGCTTGGTTGTGGACGAGCCTGTGCTGGCGGTTGTGCTGGCTGTTGCGGTTGAGCCTGTGGCTGCGCTTGTCTTGCAGGAACATTAGGAGCAACAGTTTTACCTTGCGCTTGCAGAGCGGTTTTCTTTGCTTCAAGTTCTTTCGCAAGTTTTTCTTCAACTCGCATAAGACTTTCAATTGCCCCTACCATCCTGGCTTGGCTCAGATAGGTTGTTGAACTTGCAATTTGATCTTTTGCCCTTGTCGCATCGCCTTCAGTCTGAGTTCCTTTTGCCTGTATCAAAAGCGTATTTACTCGTTCTACAAGCGCCCGTTGAATCTCATCTTTTTTGACTTGATCGCCCTTTTCTTTTAATCCAAATGCTGGCAAAACAGTTGCCCCAAGCAAATCTAATGTGTTTGATGTTGCGTTGTACTTCACTTGTCCAGAATTTAGGGCATCCAAAAATCCTTGCAACTCTGGTTTTGAATTCTGTAGTTTTGTCAAATTAGAATCAATTTCACCAATTGAGGCTTGAGAACCAGCAGGAAGATTTCCACCAGTAACTTGTTCTGTTGTTGTTCCTGTTTTTGCCACTAATGGTTGGAATTCCTCCAATTGAAATGTTAACGGAAATGCTTTTGACGGGTCTGTTGCAGGAATCGTAACTGTTTGTCCACTTGCTTGGTCAAAGAAACTACGGGGCTTTGACAACATTTGTGAGGCAATATTTGCATTTGACAACTGTTCTTTGGATGGCTCTTTTCCAGCACGAAGCATTGACTCAACAACCCGTAAGTCAGCAATATATCGTTCATCACCTGTCAATTTAGGTGGCATCAGCGCTTTAATTGCTTGCGCTTGTTCTAATGATTGCTTTGATATTTCAGAACGAATTTTTCTTAACTCAGATGCAATTGCTACTGCACCTTGAGTATCTCCAACTTGTTGCAAAGCCTGTCCATATTGAGCAAGACCTTCTGGAGTGCTTACATCAAACTGTTGTGCCAAGGCATTGCGTTGGCTAATCAGACGCATCTGAGGGTCTTCTACGCCCATCAAACCAGCAAACCCACCAGCGGCACGACCAGCACCAGCTTGAATAGCGGCATTTGCATACTGCATAGGATCAAGTTGTGCCATAGCAATGGCATCTTGCATTCCCTGACGATTGCGTTGTTCCTGATACATCTCAGGACTAACGCCAAACAAACTTCCAACAATATCTGTTGCCATGATTACTCCTTAATTTTAATTTGATTAAGAGCGAGCATACTTGCCCAACCCGTAGTTTTCATCGTATGAAATACCAATTGGAGTATTTAATGGTGGAACTTGTGCCCAATCAGGAACTGCTGAAGGAAGTGGGACATCTGGTGCCATGATTTCTAGTGGATAACCAAACTCATCAGCACGCAAAGGATTTATTGTGGTTCCTGTGCCAAATAGTCCTGGCAATGCACCGCCAACAAATTCACCTAATGCATTGCCAAACTGAGTGTTTCCACCAGCACCAACCAGTGCCCTTGACAATGGGTTGTATTGCATAGAAGGCAGTCTGGCAACAGATGCCGCAGTGGTCCCTCTGATTCCAAGTTCACCAGCCCTTGCACCAGCCGTAGAACTTGCCTGGGCCAACTGTTGACTCAACGACAAAGGTTGTTGTCCAAGTTGCTCAAGTTGTGAACCTACGCCAATACCAGTGCTGAATGGAGCATAAGCACCCGTCAAGCCCTGACCATAAGCACCAAGCAAGTTAGCACCAGAGCCTAGCAAACCAGCACCAAATTGAACTTGTTGTTGACCAGCTTGCTGTGCGCCAGCAGCCAATTGAGCATCCTGTTGAGCCAAAGCGTTGTAGTAGGCTTCCATCTCAGGAGATGCAGCCCGTAGACCTTGACCACCACCTGGGCGCATACCCGTGCCACCAACAGACAAGCCACCACGACCAGTGTTAAACAGTTGGGTTTGTAGTTGAGCCAATTGACGCTCACGGCTAGGAGCAAGCAAATCTTGCTGTTTAGCCATGTAATCAGCAGCAACCTGTTGAGGAGACTGAGCCAAGTATTGTTGACCCAAGCCAAACAAGCCCCGTGCGCCAGCAGTCAAAGGAGAATATCTATCTGCTGCTAGTTCTGCCTCAGTCAAGCCTTTGCCAGTTAAAGCCATGACTCGATCTTGCATCGCCTTGAGTTCTGGGGTTAACTGATAACCAGCACTTGTCAATTGACCAGTTGTAGGATCAACTTGGAATTGGCTTGTACCAAATCTTGTGGTTGTGCCAATAGGTCTAAATTGTGCTCCAGGAACTGCTCTACCTGTTGCTTCAGAAATCATTCTGGCTTGTTCTTCAGATGCCGCAGCACTTTTCTGACTTTGAAGCGTACCACCAGTAGTTTGCAATAGTCCACCTAAAAGCGAACCTAATTGACCTGCTGCGCCACCAAGTTGCAATGATGGCTGCCGACCAGTAGCGCCACCCAATAGTCTTTGCAAAAAACTTTGAGTTGTAGGTTGTTGAGTTCTAGGCGCTGCACCACCTCCACCGCCAAGTAATCGTTGAACTTGTCCAATAGTTAGATTTCCATAACCACTTGGAGCGTTTAAATCGCCTGGAGTTGCAGAAACTTGACTTCCACCAGTTCCACCTGCATACCCATAGGGGTCTTCTGTGTAGTCTGTTGGAGGAGTTCC